CCGCGCTGTCTTTTGTGGTCTTTGCTACTTTTTTACCTGTAAATAATGTTTCGTATTTCTTTAAAATAACTTCATTCCCGCCTCTTGCCCTCAATTGTCCTATGAGTGTATTTCCCCGTTCATAATCTTTGGATGCGGCTAATGTGGAGAGGACGGTTTCCGCTGTATGATCCAGGATGGCTCTTTGTTTAACATCTATGGATTTTTCGTCCATTCCTGTTCCGGCCATGATGGCTCTTGATGTTGTCTCCATGTTTCCATAGACGGATTCGAAACTGTCCGGACTTCTCACAATCGAGTTGATGGCGTTTTCATTCATTTCTGTCATCTGATTGCTTGCATAGGAGAGAAATTCTTTTCTTTGGAATTTATCTATGCTGTCTAAGTTAGAAGTGATTGACGTTTCTACCTGGTTACGGAAGGCTCTATTGGCATATTCTGAACTTATTCCGTATTGTCTCATAATCTGCTGGCGGATCTTCTCTTCATTCTGCTGATAAGCCGCTTGGAGTCCTTCGGCATTTTTCCCCTGCATGGTGTTTGTCAATCCGTTTTTTTCGTCATACAAAAGGGAATTAATTCGCCGGTTATATTCATTTGTTGCGTCAACGACTCTGTCATTTTGGTCTTTCATCCACGCTTTTGTTCTTGCATCAATTACCTGCCCCAAAGCGTTTCCCAAAGCTTCTGTACCTGTTATGTTTGCGCCATAAGCATTGGGATCTGTAACGGGATTTATTTTTGCGTTTGAAAGGTTTTTATTTATTGTCGAGTCGTATTGTGTGAGTTTCATTATTTCCTCCAGATGGTACGCCATGGATCATAGTGTTTTCCTATGCCTTGCCCTATGATGTCTTTCGTCTGTGTCAGCCCTACTTTTGGGATAAATCCTGTACTCATGGCATTTCTTGTGTACATGGGAGCAGGAGTGGTATAGGTCAGATTTCCGCCGGTAAGGCTCCCATCAAATCCTGTTCTCATATTCATTCCTACAGGTTTCGGCAGGCTTGCTCCTGCGAACTGTTTATACGTCCCAAACATCCCTGCGGCAGTTGAAATGAAGTTTGCCAGTCTTTGGGATTTCCCCTGTGCTTTTGCGTTCGCCGCGGAGGCTCTTGCGGCGTTTGCCTGGTTCTCATAATTGACTTGGTTTGTGTAGGCGTTCAAAGTGTCATTTCTCTGATTCCCTAAAAGATTCATACTGTCTTGTCTGTATTCGCTTATAGCTGCGCTGTTTGCATCAAGAACGCTTCCTATATTATCCAATCCTGATGCTCCTGCAGATGCCGCTTGCTGCCCCAAAATGAGCTTTCTTTTACTGTTCAATTTTTCCTGCTGCTGTGCGTAGTTTTCCGCAATCTGTTCTCTTTGCCGGTCCATTATTCTTGCATTCTGATCTGCCGCCTGTGCCTGCGCGTTATATGCAGACACCTGCGCTGCGGTCTGCTGTTTTATCTGCTTGTTCTGATTAATCCCCGATATAAGCTGCAGCCCCATCATGGCGCCCATTACACTGCACATTATTTCCCTCCTATTTCAAATCTCACAAAAATATCTCCTTTTTCTGTTTTGCATGTATCTGTAAAAAGCGCCCCGGCATGTTTGATGTATCGGAGCGCTCTTGTATTGTCCTTATGGATCCAGTTTGTCATGTATCCATATTTTCCTTTACAGTCGTTGATGTACTGCAGTCCTATTTTTACAAGTTCTTTATGGTACAGATCTACAAGGACGGTTCCTAATGCCCATATGCAATATGATTTTTTCACGAAACCGAATATCATGACGGGTTCTCCGTTCTTGGCCACATAGGCTTCATCGGATAAAATAATGGATTGTCTCACGGCTTCTTCTCCATGATCACAAATGGCGGTGATTTCTTTTTTATCCATAGGTCTCATGTTTTCAAAGATGTATTTTGTCAGCCAAGGAACATCTTGTTCTTTTATTTTTTCTATGGTGATTTTTCCGTAGTTATCCATCGAGTTCTACCTCTCTTACGACTGCCGACAGGTTAAACGGGTATGGTTCATCTGATGTGATGACTGTTCTCCCTGTGAGTTCAAATCCTCTGTTCGGCATGGTGATGTGTTTATCTCCGCTGTACAGAACAACATCCTGTTCCGAAAATTCATCGTATTTGATAGGTAATGTATTTGTTTTTTCTATCCCCACCCGTCCGCCAAGGGAATGATTCAGTCTCAGCGTGACGGCGGAGACTTTCTTTTTCCGCCCTTGGATGGTTCCTGTTTTGGTGTTTATTTCCAGGTTTGGAAGTTCTACCGTCATTGTATAGGGCAGTCCTGCGATGATATAGGATGCCTCCTGCGGAAGTGTGAAGTTTCCGCCTTCGTCTGTGGTAATTTTTTCGTAGTATCTTCCGTCGGCTAATACTCCTATCTTTGTGTTCGGAAGGTGTTCAATGGTTCCGCCTGCCGCGGTTTCTGTAATTTTCACAGCTGAATCAAGCATGATATAGTCTTTTGGATTTTCGGTCTCTTTATTGTTGCAGAGTTCTTCTATGTAGGTCTTGTTTTCTCTTTTTACCGCAATATAAACGTTGTCTTCGTTTTGGTTTTCCACATTGCAAACAGCAAGAACTTTTCCTTCCGTTTTTATTCTTGACCATGCATATACTTTTTGATCTTGCACATAGGAAAGGCAAGCCATTGTCCCGTCTGAAAGGACAAAGTACAGTTTTGAGTCCGGCTCTTGCATGTAGGCCATATCTTCTATGGTTGTGTTTTTTGTAATGTGTTTTGCCAGAAGTATTAAATCTGCCCCGTCGTAAGAGTCAGATTCGAAACGGTACTGCATATCTCGTACTGTTTTCCCTCTGTGTTGTACAAAGACTACCCGACCACCTATTGACAGGGGGATTACATTCGTTGTACCTCTGGATGTCTGCATTTTTGGATTGGCTTTTGTTGGCGTGACCGCTGTTCCGCCGGAAAGGATCCATTCGTTTCCGCCTGTCATGATGACGAAATCCGATTCCGGCACAAGGTGTTCTATTGTCTGCTGTTTTCTATTAATAAACGCCAAGGCTACCGCTGAATCATCTGTTACGGTTCCGGATACTTTTTCTACAGAGAAGTTATTATAGTCACCACTTCTTGAGAGCCACAGCATATACGGCTGTTTTTTTGTGGCGGCTACACATAGTCTGTCTTGAAAGAAACCTATAGCCGACGGATATCCGAATTGGTCATTCCATGCGTTTAAACAGACGTAATCCGCCGGGTTTGTATTTGCAAGAGGATCTATAACTTCCGCATTGACTTCCAATGGAGAGATGTAACCGGTGATTCTTACCATGCCTACGTGTGTATATGGTAGTGCGGTGAGGTCTGTATTCCCCGCTGTAGATACAATTCTTAACCTTGTATACTCTTCTACCGTTCCGGATTCTGATGCATTGAAGTCATCGTTTGATTTATAGGTCCTGTAATCTTTCCACGGACCATTATTTGTGCTTTTCTGCACTGTTACGGTTCCTGTCCATGTACCATGGGTAATGATCTTCCATGATTTTCCACAGAGTACTTCTCCCGATGTCCCGCCGCCGTTTTGTGTCACAGTCTGCGAGTCTACTTCCTGGTTGATCTGTATATAAGCTCCGATCATGTTTTCTGAAAAATAGTTTTTACTTGCATATAGTTTAATGGTTCCTGTTTTCCCCGATGGCACTATTGACAGATCGGCTTCCAGTTTTATGTTTACCCACCCAGGACTTCCGGGAGATCCATTTTCTCTCCCTGTTCCACCTATGCCACCGGCACCGCCATTACCCATGTTTGCGCCGTTTATTTCTTCGTGTCCATGTTTTCCGCCTTCTGCGGTAATTCCGTTAAAAGAGGACGGGGTTCCATCTGTTCCTGGCCCGCCATCGGTTCCTTTACCGCCGGTCCCGCCGGCTCCCACGACTATTGTATAAGAGTTATCTTTTTTCAGATCTATTCTTTGCGTTACAAGGGCACCTCTGCCGCCGTCACCGCCTTTTATGTATTTATTATTAAACACTTTTATGTGTTTCCCGCCAGCTCCGCCACCACCGCCTCCCGCTATTGTTACTGTATATGTGCCGTCTTTTTTACAATTGAAGGTGTATGTTCCTGCAGAATTGTACGATGTATCTACTTTCCCTTCCATTTCTGTTGAAAGGGAAATATCAAAGTAGGGCTTTTTTATTTCATAGTCCCCAATTGTCCAGTTGGTGTCACTATACCTGGATAATTTTTGTATCGGATGCGTTCCCGATGCAATAAACATCACATCAGCAGACTGGCATGTTCTTAGTTCTTTCAGTTCATCTTCTGCGAATGGTGTGACAAGTTCTACTCCTGTATATCTGTTTCCTTTCCAAATTCGTATATATCTGTCTCCCATTTCAAGCATGAATGAACTGTCTATTGTTGTAAATTCTTTTAGAATTACTTTTTCATTTTTTGTCTTCCCGCAGTACAAGGTTCCGCCTCTTTTATATACGGATCCATACGGACGGATGTAGGCGTTCTCTGCCGTAAGCAGCGCGGCGGCGTATTTGTCCAGGTCTATTCTGTTTGCGACTTCGTGAGATATTTCTCCGGTGGCAAAGGATGATTGAATGTGGTAGATAGTTTCTCTTTGCATATTAGCCTCTCATATTGAAATATTTACGAGGGTATGTCGTTTCATGATGGTTCTGTACGGCGCTTTCCTGTTTCGCATTAATCAGCGCCTGATGCATAAGTTGGTACTGCAAGTTTGCAGCACTGGGACTTCCCGACAAAGGTACTGCTATATTTGCCGCCAGCGAATGGGACAGGGCTTCTATGAAGTAGTCTGTAAAAAGTTCTCCGTTTTCCACGTCCGCGGTGTAGCTTGCATAAGCGTTTTGAATGTCCGTGCAGATTACTTTTGTTGAGTCGTTTACCGTTGAAATGAAGTAGTCTTCTTTTCCTATTTCTCTTGCGCTTTCTTTTTCGTAGATTTTTCGGATGACAAGGCATTTTGCCGGGTAGGCATAGATGTACTTCCATCCGGGGATTTCTTCATTTAGGAGTGCAAGTTTTACATATCTTTCCGCAAATCCCCATCTGTGTTCTGACAGGAGTTTTCTTCTTAAATGGTCATAGAATATGCCGCACTGGATTGCTTCTTCCGACTCTTCTTCAATCGATGCTATTCTGCCTTGCCCGATGTAGGCAAGGGCCATGTTGCAAATGTCTGTACTGTTCATAGATCCTCCTTTTCTCTATCTACTACTTTTTAAGTAGTTTTAAGAGTAGTAAACATAGAAAAAGAGGAGACGCTTTCACGTCATCCTCTTTGTCTTAACAGTGCTTTTTCACCAATTCCACCAGTTCTTCTTTGGTTTTAATGTCCTTAGGGACATTTACTCCCGCAAGAATTAACTTTGCACGAAGTTCGTTTGCGGAAAGGTCTTCTAATTCCCGCCCTCCTACCGCTTGTCCAAAGTGGATGCCACTCATACGAGGTCTACATCCATGGTGAGGAATGCGCGGATGGTTCCTGTTGTGGCTCCTGCTACTTCAATCTGCAGGAATTTCTTGCATCCCGCCGGGACTTTCACTGCCGCACCTGCTCCTTCGTCTTTTGCAAGAGAAAGAGTTGTCAGCGTGACGGCTCCCGTCATATCTTCTTTGTCCGCGGTCTTAAGTGTAATTGTTGCCGCGGCAGAAAGCGGTTTCAACGCAATGACTTTCAGCCACAACGGATTATACGCGTCTCCGCCTTCGCCGTTATTTACGACTGTAGATTTTGTTCCTTTGGACAAATCCTGTTCATAGAAAAAGGTGTTTTCTGCATCAATAATCATTTGTTATTCCTCCTTATTTTGCTTCTGTAATGGCGTCTTCGGTATCCACAAGGGCGTCTTCTTTGCGGACAAGGACACCGTTGACGTAGATGGTTACCGGACCCTCCATTTTTTCACGGCGGGTAATGTAGGAATTGGCTTTGTCGCTATAGAAAATGGTAAGGAATGTATACATTTCCGGGGATACGTACCATACGGGATGTACGGTATTGAGGTTCCTCATGCGTCCTTGTGCACGGATCATAGCGTCTACTGCAGCTTTTTTCTGTTCCACCGTGGCTGTTGCTGCGTTCAAGATTCCCAAATCAATGTTCCTTACTGCGGCGACCATTTCAGGATCTTTGACAGAAAGTCCCGGTTTCCACTTGAAGAGTGTGGAGAGGGCGCGGAATTTATATCCATCTGCATCGATGGCGTCTACCTCTCCCAGGTCCTGGCGTTTCAATCCTGCATAGCCGTACTTCGGGTAAATGCCTGTTACGGCACGGTCGCCCCAGCCCACAAGAAATGCGGAAGAAAGTTTGCCTTTCCCTGTTCCGCCGGCATTGATGACCTGGTAAGAGG